CCCAAAAAAGGAGAATAAAATGGAAGAAAATAAAAAAGATGAGGTTCAAATAGAGGAAACTCAAAATGAAACTCAAACAGAGGCTCTTCTCGAGCCTAGACCTTATAAACGTAAGGTCGAAACAGATGATACAGCTACCACTTCAAAGGACACTTCTTCAGAAGAAGAAGCCACTCCCCAGGAAGAACGCCCTGTTAACGCTGAAGAGAAGGTGTTTAAGAAACGTTATGATGACCTTAAACGCCATTACGATTCTACTGTCAATAAACATAAAGATGATGTATCATCGCTTAAACGTCAGTTAGAAGAGAATGCTGAAAAGATTCAACTACCAAAAACGAAAGAGGAAGTTGATGCTTGGAAGAAAAAATATCCCGATGTATATGATATAATTGAAACTATAGCATACACAAAAGCGGATGAAAAATCTAAGCAAGTTCAAACCAAAATGAAAGATTTGGAAACTGCACAAGCTAATGTAGCTAAAGATAAAGCTGAAGTTGAATTATCAAAACTTCATCCAGACTTTAATACTATTAGAGCAGATGATAAATTTCATGAATGGGTTGGAACACAAACTCCCGAAATTCAAGGTTGGTTATATGATAACGCATCAAATGCTAGTTTAGCAGCCCGTGCCATTGATTTATATAAAATGGATACAGGTATAACTAAAAAAGCAAGTGTTAGCAGAAAAGAAGCATCTAAATCAGTTACAACTACTTCTAAAAAAGATGTTGAAGCAGGAGATAAAAAAATCTGGCGTGTTTCTGAGATAGCTAAAATGAAACCCCATGAGTTTGTAAAAAACGAAAAGGAAATTGATTTAGCTAGACAAGAGGGTAGGATTCGTGAATAATCTTAACAGTCTATAGGAGGACAACATGGCTATAACTAAATCAGCCGGTTATGATAACTTACCTTCGGGTAATTGGCTACCGGTAATATACAGTCAAAAAGTCCAAAAGTTCTTTAGAACTGCATCAGTTGTGGAAGATATTACTAACACTGACTATGCAGGCGAGATTGAAAATTTCGGAGATACAGTTAACATTATTAAAGAGCCAACAATTAGCGTAAGTTCTTACACTAGAGGCGGTCAAATCAACATCCAGAATCTGGCTGATGACCAACTGCAACTAGTAGTAGACCAAGCTAATGCGTTTGCTTTTAAAGTTGACGATATTGAAGAAAGACAATCTCATGTGAACTGGGAGTCTTTGGCTACTTCTTCTGGAGCATATGCTCTAAAAGATTCGTACGATGAAAACGTTATTGCGGCAATGGTATCCGGTGCGGGTACTACTGTCGGTTCTGATGGTTCTGGAACTGATACAGGTTTCGGTACTTCAGAAGAAGACCCTGCAAATATTTTAGCTAATGCAGCTAAAAGATTACACGGGGCAGACGTTCCTACAGATAACAGATGGTTCTTAGGAACCCCAGAGTTTTATGAGCAACTTGGTAATTCAAGTGCTAAACTTATGGATGCTTCTGTTACTGGAGATTCAAAATCACCTTTACGTAATGGTAACGTATTGGAAGGTAAAGTAAATGGTTTTAAATTATATATGACTAATAACTTTGCCGCTTCAACAACAAGTAATTACTATAAAGTATTATATGGACATATGAGTTCTACTGCTACTGCTAATGCTATTGCAAAAACAGAAGTAGTAAGAGACCCAGATTCATTTGCTGATATAGTAAGAGGCTTACATGTGTTTGGAAGAAAAGTACTAAGAAGTACTGCTCTTCAAGCAAGACACTTGTTAATCGATTAATAGGAGGATATACAAATGGCAACAGTAAGTAAAGTAACTGGTTCAACATCTGGGCATCCTTCAACTAGAAGAAAGCCTTATTATGTTGAAAACACAATTGACAACTCTTTGTTTGACCCATCAAGTGGTGATGTAATTCAAGCATTGAACATTCCTGCAGAGACTATGATTCTTAACGCAGGTTTAGAAGTACTAACTGCGGCTTCTTCATCAGTAACCTTTGATTTAGGTGATGCGGATGACCCAGATAGATACGTTGATGGTGACACAAATGCAACTGGACATGCAGCCCCTGTAGCTCATGCATCTAACTCTGGTCATGTGTACGGCTCTGCTGATACACTTGATGTGACCACTGGTGGTGCTGCGGATACTGCGGGTAAGATTCGTGTTTACGCAATTATGTGTGATGTAAGTGGTTCAGATGAAACTGCTTCTAACTCATCATAAAATAAATTAAATTAAGGGGCATTAATTTGCCCCTTTTTTCAATAAGGAATCATATGGCTAACTGGGATATGACTAAAACTGAAAAGATTACTCCTTTATTCGATAATAATGATTTAAAGGAGGATGTATCTAGATTAGAGAAAAAGATAGATACAATATTAACCTTGCTTATTAATAAGGAGGCAAACAATGACAAGGATAGACCTAAGCCCATTTCGGGCAATGACAGTGGGGTTTGACAGTTTATTTAACGATATAGCTGACTTTCGCCCAAGTAATTACCCACCCTATAATATTGAAAAGGTGAGTGATTATGAGTATAAATTAACTTTTGCTGTAGCAGGATTTTCTGAAAAAGATATTTCTGTAACACAAAAAGAAAGTACTCTAGCAATTGAGGGAACTAATAATCCTTCAGAAAAAGAATATCTTTATAAAGGTATAGCGGAAAGAACATTTAAACAATCATTTAAATTATCTGAATATATGAATGTTAAAGATGCTAAATTAAAAGATGGTATGCTTAATATAACATTGGTACAAGAATTACCAAAAGAAAAGCAACCAAAACAAATTAAAATAAATTAAAAAGTGGGGCTTTAGTGCCCCATATAAAAAGTTTTTATGGTTAAAATATGGTTTATGCTAGTGCTTATTTCAATGCCTAACGCACCCTCAGTTAAATATAATGGATTTATATATCCAAGTGAAGAAGAGTGCCAAGTAGCAAGATACGAACTACATGAAGCATATAATGAAAAACCTACAGAATATAAATCAGTAACAGCAATAGATTCATATTGTGTAGAATTTGAAAGTTTTCCAATAGCAGGATTAAATAAAACAGGAACAGGAGCATAATGGCAACATATTTAGTATTATCAAATAGAGTATTAAATGCATTAAATGAAGTAGAAATGACTTCATCTAATTTTAGTAGTAGTCGTGGAATACAAACTTCTGTTAAAAATTTTGTTAATCGTGGGTTACACGATGTGTATAATGAATTAGAAGAACTTCCAAGTCTTCACAATGAAACATATCATATTACAAATTCTGGACAAAGAGAATACTCATTACCAACATCTAATTCTCCAGTATCGGGTGATAAACAATGGCGTAAAATAGATTGGGATACATTTTATTTAAAACCAAATGAATTACTTACTAACGGCGAATTTACTTCTGATATAAGTAGTTGGACTACAATAGCAGGAAGTGGAAGTGGTGCTTATAATAGTGGAGGTAATGGAAGAGCAAGATTAAATGACTATGCTATGTATCAATCATTTTCTACAACAAAAGATGCAGAATATAGAATACAAGTAAAAGCATTTGATTCTAATAGTACTGGACAAGCATTAAAAGTACAAGTAGGAACTGCGGCAGAAGGAACACAAAATTTAAGTACAACATTAACTGTAGAAGATTTTGGAGAAGGTAAAGTATTAGATACAACTTTTACTGCAACTGCACAAACAACTTATGTAACTTTAAATAATACATCAACTGCAACAAATATGGATATTGATTATGTTCGTATATCTAGAAATATAGGCCCACAAAGATTAAGGTATATATCTTATGATGATTGGGTAAGACGTTTTTCTGAAAGAGATTTAACTAATTTAAGTACAAATTATGCTGAACCACGATTTGTTTATAAAACACAAAGTGGTAAATTAGGAATAACTCCTATTCCAGATAAAAGTGATTATAGAATAGTATTTGAATACTGGAAAGAACATACAGAATTATCTGCTTATGGAGATGAACCAGATTTAGACGATAGATATGCTGATTTAGTTGTTTCAAGAGCTAGTTATTATGTTTATAATTTACGTTCTGACCCAGAACATGCAATGATTGCAAATAGAGAATTTGAAGAAGGTTTAAAACGTTTACGTTCAGATTTAGTTTCTAAACAAGAATATATGCGTGATGAAAGAGTAAATTTAAGGGTTAGTTTATAATGCCAAATACTTCACAAATAGCACCTACTGTTGTTAGTTGTTATGGAGGACTTGTATTAAATAAAGATATATTTTCTATGAGACCTGGAGAGGCATTACAACTTACAAATTTTGAACCAGATATAGCAGGTGGTTATAAAAAAATATTAGGTACTACTGCTTATAATTCAAATATTGTACCTCAAGTATCATCATCAAGTGAGATTGTCGATATGGCAGCAATATTTAATGATGTTGTTTTAGCGGCTAGAGGGGGTACTATATCTCGTGCAGGTTCAAGTGGTTCTTGGACTTCTATTGCAACAGGTAAAAGTACATCTTATCGTTATGACTTTGAACGTTATAATTATAATGGCACAGAAAAAATAATGATAGCAACAGGCGGAGATGCTGCTTTTTCTATTGACACATCGTATAACGTTGATATAATTAA